TCCAAGACTGTACAATAAACATGGAACACCAGTCCGCAATGACTGTACTTCAAAACTATGACGCCCGCAATTAAGCTAGATTTAGCCTTTTATTTTGTGGAGTGTAATTCTGAAATACCGAATAATTCAGCAATGGAAATGCAAACCTCTTCCAGAAAGTTTGTATTGGTGTGTGAGACACGAGAACTCAACCTTATTCACTGTATTGATGAACCATCATTCCCATCACGAATGTTAGATCACTATAGCGGCTTCCGCATTATGCGTTGTTACCGAGGTGACGTAATTAGCCAATTTTGTATGGCACGGCAGCTAAGACTCAGTTTATTACTGAAATTTATCTTAAGCCACGTGTATATTTGACGATGTACGACGACACTCTTTAAGTTCGTATTTTAAAAAGATCCAAGGACCCCTATTAACCTACATAAGAACACTAGAGCCAGTTGTTTTATATGACTCATCTAAAACTTCACCATCAGAGTGGAGATATATTTGGCACTATGAATGAATTTAACGAATTTTGTTTTGGTGCGCTTTCCTGGATACATTAATCCTCTGGGTGTGATAACCCAGTTGTACTCTTTTGTATAGCCAGTAACGTTAGACGTTGCCAAGTATTGATCTCTTGGTACTTTATATTCCGTAGTAATCCGTGAAAGGACCCTATAAAGAAATAATCAAAATCAGATCGGGCCGGCAGGCCTTCCCCAATTAGTTGAGTTTAAGACGCTCAGCTCCCATGCCCAAAAGGTGTGGTTATGCAGTTTCTTACTAGTTTTTCGAAACCCCTTTATACATCTCAGGATGTTGCAGTTTCGTCTGGTATCACAAACCAGTCAGTCGTCTCGGATGAGACGCAATTCTATACTTTACCAACAGAATTTACCGAACCCGTAGAATCTAATAGTGTAGAAATGAATGATGAGCTTCCTATTGACTCTCCACCCGAGCCAGTAGTTAAAGATGAACTTTCCACTTTCCCATCTTCCTTTATTGACGATTCGTCGGAGGAAGTATGTGTGAGTATCATCGACAGTGAGGAATCTACTACCACACAAGTAGACTACTCATTGAGACTCTCCGAATTTCTGAAACAAGTCACCCCAGACTTTGAATTTCCGGAGACTCTAGCTTTTCTTAAAGATCAGACCATCACAACACTCAATGTGATCCTCAAGTTAGTTTCTGATCTATATAAAGCAAGTAAGAATAATCTGGCAGATATTAGTTCTGCAGTTATACATGTTCTAAATTTCTACATGAGCACAAGAAATTCGACAGGCTGGGCAGACATCTCTGTCGGCTTTGCATCGCTATGTTTGTCACTATTTAAGTTGGATACCGTTAAGAACTCCGCTAAGTATGTGCAACAGATAGTAGGAACCTTCATGAACCATTTGAGGACCTACTTCATCAAAGCAGAATCCGCCGAAACTAATGTAAAAAGTTTCTGGAAGGATTTGTCTGTCACCAACCCTAGAACATTGTTTGGCATTGTCCACTCATGTTCCGGGATTCTCACCTCAGTTATCTGCGTCAAGAATTTTATCACTACAGCCCATTCCGATGGTGATGTGATCGGCTTGATTTCGCAGTTGACTAATGGCATTTTGAAAGTTGGATCTGATCTTAGACAACATGCAGAGAGCATTACGATGTTACTCGCACGCGTCTACGATTGGATATACATGAATTCAGAAGCTCTAATGACTTTTAAGTTTGACTCAATCATTTGGGAATTACCTAAGGACCAGTTATTTGAAGCTAAGTACGTAGACATGAACAACACTATGATGTCATATCTAAGTGATCCATTATACTTAGAGACTCACAATCTCAAGTTGGAGCATCTTAGAGATCGCCTATACAAATTGCGATCAGAAGGAGAAAATCATTTGAACAAGGAACCTACGCCCTCAGCCAGAGGCGCGATCTCTAGGTACCTAATCCAGTTAGATGATTATATCCGTACAGTTGAACACAAGTTGAACCCGGACAATACCAAAGTCCAGCCTCTATCAGTGACCTTATTGGGATCTGCTGGAAGTGGTAAGACATGCGCATCTAGCAAGATTGGCTTGATGATGCAGAAGATTGTGGGCAGATCTCCGAATGAGGATCTGATTAACTGTAGAGGAGGAGATCCCAAGTTCGAAGAAAATATCACCGGAAGCACAGATGTGATTATTTTCGACGACTACGCCAATGACCAATCTCAGAAGATGAAGACTAAAGATGTATTAGACATAGTCAACACTTCTAAGGAGGTTATCCCCAAGTCTCGATCCGAAGAGAAGGGGAAGCACACTTATAACAATATAGGTACTATCTTCACGACCAATGATGTAGACTTAGGCATGAACTGTTTCCGGACAGCTAGTGTTGATAGTTTATTGAGGCGTTTAGGTGTAGTTGTGGAGTTAAGGATTAAGGAGCAATATTGTCTAGCGGGCACCGACCGACTAGATATGAGTCATCCTGAAGTGTCTGATGAGAACTTTAATACCGACGTGTACGAAGTTAATCTCAAGAGACCAGAGAGTGTGATGCCTGTCCCCGGAGGATGTCGAGTTCAGTATTCTCATATAGAGTATGAGCGACACGAAGGGAACAATGAATGGCGTGATGCTGTAATAAAACTTCAGCATTTATTTATTGACCATTGGAACTCAAGCACAGCTCGTCATCACAAGGCTAAGGATACATCTCATTACTGTATGGGATGCGAATTGCCAAGTGATATGTGTCTATGTGGTCAACTCAATGCGGAGGCTCGTGAGATCAAGGCAAGAACGAAGTTCATGTCTCTATTCTATGATCAGCCTATCGCAACCGCCCAGCAGAAGTTCTGGGCACTTGATAACTGGGTATTGGATTTTTCTACCAAGGCTACGGCTGCCTATTCTCTAACGATTATGTACAAGAATTTGGCTGCTTATTCCGTAAGTAGAGCACAGTTTTACCGACAGAACCGGCTAACCATCGCCACTCTTTTTGTCATTTTGTGTTTTATCCCCTTTGGCTGTCTACTATTCATTCTTTCAGTAGGCGCCTATGAGCACTCTCATTACACACGAGAGAAGCAAGCTCATATGGAGCGGTCCCTCGCCGCTGGTACTTATATTCGTGATCATTTCAAGGCGCGCTGCGCAGCTTATGGCATCCTATTCATGACCGGAGCCCTAAGTATTTCTCTTATGTTTAAGTCGATTATCACCATTTCGAAGATCGTAGCTAAGCCGGAACATGCTGTCTCAAAAACAGTGTTGCCCATACCTGCTACTATTAAGCTATCCGAACAGGAAGAGATGAAAGATCATGAATGTATTCGCGCTCAATTTGTACCTCCCCCCAAGAAGTCCAATTCAGATGCCCTAGGGTATTTTTTGAGCAAGCCACGTCCAGCCCATGAAGCTAGGACTATGACTCCAGAGCAAGCAATGATTGATATTGGTAAAGGAATCGCAGAAATCGAAGTTAAGTCGATTGGCGAGGATACCAGTTTCGTGAAGAGTTTGCCTATGGGGTCAGAACGTTTAGTCCCATACCACGGATTGAACAGAACCTCACAGCAAGATATTATTCTGAGGTACTCCCAACAACAAGGGGCTGATTACAAGAATATGGAGGTGCCTACCACCCACATCCAACCTTTAATTAAGCATGGCATTCTTAGTCGTAAAACGCTAGATGCCGCCCTTGTGCATCTCCCCAATGCACCTTCCGGTAAGGATTTCAGCAAGTACTTAGCTGAACCAGGAACTCTGCCTAACCAGGCTGGAGCGATCTATATCCACAAAGATATTAATACCGGTGCTGTGAAGTACGTACCCGTTAGAGTCCGACTGATGAAGGACCCTATCACCTATCTAACCAAGTATGGTACAGAGAAACAGATCGTGTATCGCTGCGAAGCGCAGGAGCACATATCTGGCTGTGGAGACTGTGGGCAACCGCTTATCTACAATAACTCTATCATTGGTATCCACATTGCTGGAAATGCTACCAATGTATGGTACTGTTTGGCCATCGACAAGTCAACAGTTAACCGTACCAAGGAAACTCTAAAGCAAGAATCCTCTATTTTTGTATCGTCCTATCCTGCTGAACCCGTTCTGAAGAATAACCTGAAGAACTTGCAGATTGCAGATGGGACCACGAACTATGTACAGAAAGAGTTGAATACAGACGTTACTCCCATTACGTCTCTTGGTTTAGTCCTTGACAACATGGGCCAATTATACAGACCTCGCGCGGAGGACTATTACTTTAAAAATTGTAATCCGCAAGTGGCTGTAGAATTTGGCGACATGAGGTCTCGTCCCCCGAGACATGTCAATGGATCCAAGCAGATCAATACAACATTAGAGAAATTTAACACCCCCAAAAACGATGCTCCAATTTCGTTGATGGATCGGGCAGTTGAAGATTATCTAAGAGGACCATCAGCCGACGGAACGTCGTTAGCTGATTATGCCTCGAAGTTGGAAAAAGACTCTCCTGGTTTCTTTTCCGTGCGCCCCTTATCCGAAGCCCTCGATGGTGACGGAACAGGGGTAGTTCGCGGGATGAATAATCAGACGTCTTCTGGGATTTGCTATGGAGGAAAGAAGACCAAGTATCTCGAACTTGACAGTGATGGACAACCGGTTGTACCACGTGTACTCGTACCGGAAGTTCTCGCAGATATCGAGAAGATAGAACAATCTTGGCGATCGGGCCAAGGAACCTTTGATCCTTTTGTGAGAGCTTCTAAGACCAACGAAGTTCTTCCTTTAGAAAAGGCAGAGGAGAAAACCCGATCAATTTATGGCAATGATATGGCCTTCTTCATCGCTGCTACCAGGGCGATAATCCCTGTTAAGCATGTGTTGAGGAACAAGGTTGTGTCTGAATGTTGTGTAGGTGTTGCCGCTCAATCCGATGAGTGGGGACAAGTGCATGATGATTTGACCAATGGAGGTCAATTTAGTAACTTCGTTTGTGGCGATTTTTCTGGGTATGATACGCAATTACCCAAGGCACTTTTAGAGAAATCAGCTGCTGTTATTATTCACCTATATAAAGAGAATGGAGCTTCCACATCAGACCTGGAATATCTCAGAGGCATGCTAACCTCTGTTGTTGGACCAGTTATGATTTGGGAGGGTCAATTATTTCAATTTAGTAGTGGTCAACCTTCGGGCCAGCCACTAACTGTTGAGATGAACTCCATTGTCAATTCCATTTTGCTAAGAATGGCATTCTTTACAATTATGGATCGCGACTACCCGGACATCAAAAACCCGAGTTTCCGTCGATTCTGTAGAGCTAAAGTCTATGGTGATGACAACGCCATTGGTGTGAGTAATGAGATTCCACTTTTCAACCACACTACCATTCAAGCAGTGTTTGCCAGCTGGGGTATCAAGTATACTATGGCAGATAAAGGGGCGGACTCAGTCCCCTATCAGACTATCGACGAGGTTTCTTTCCTGAAGAGATCTTTTCGGTACCACCCTCAATTAGACGCCACCGTTGCGCCGTTGGAGGAGGAATCCCTGATGAAAAAGTTTTATTGGTGGACTAAGTCCAAGAATACACCACTAACGTTCCCTGAACAATTTCAAGCGAATTTCGAATCTCAAGCCCGCGAAGCATATTTGCACGGTGAAGAGTTTTATGAAGAGTTCGTTAGAAAATGTGAAAGAATCCGCCTAGCATCCGAGATCCAAGATGCTCCTTTCGCACTTCCCTGGAACACATTACAGCCTATTTCATCTAGTGAGATGCGTCGGAATCTGATTCCCGCATATCATCCGGAGGAATAGGATGTATATCGTAGGCCAGCGTTGGGCCTTTATACCAACGAGCGTCGTTACCCTATGCCGCATTATTTTATATATGAAACCAAAAAGGGAAATTTTATCATTGATTACAGACGTAGACATTAGGTTCGATATTTCCTAATGCGCGGACTGCTTTGATAGATCAAGAATGAAGCGAACATGCTTCCCGTTTTT